AAAAATAAGCCAAAACAGATAACAAAATGTCAATCAAGAACACAAGTAACCAATTCCTAACAGCAACATTCAGCGCCACGATGATGCAGGGCTTCGCCAAGAAAGTCGGGAAGGAATGGGCCAAGCTCGACGATTGGGACCGCTGGCTGATGACCCGCAAGGGAATCACGGAGGAAGACTGGAACATCATCGCCAAGGCCGAGCCTACCGAGCGCGGCGGTTCGAAGTATCTGACCCGCGATGCGATCATGGCGACCGGCGACGATGGGGCGCAACAGGCCGCTACCAAGTGGATGGCGTTCGTCTCCGACGAGGCGCAGTTCGCGATCATCAATCCAGACATGGCGACCAGGGCGATTGCCACCGGCGGGGGGCTGCCGGCTGGGACGCTGCGCGGCGAGGCGATGCGCTCCTTCATGCAGTTCAAGAGCTTCCCGACCGCGATGATCACCCGGCACTGGGGCCGCCTGTTCGACACGCCGCAAGGTCTGGAAGGTGCGCCGGCCGGATTCGGCGCCCAGACCGAGACCGGCGCCACTATCAACCGCATGGCGGTTATGGCTGGGCTGAATGTCTCGCTGATGATGCTCGGCGCCATCGTGCTGCAGGAAAAGGCGATTCTCCAAGGCAAAGACCCCTACGACATGACCGAGCCGAAGTTCTGGGCCAAGGCCATGGGGCAGGGCGGCGGCCTGGGATACGTCGGCGACTTCATTACCAAAGACCCGACAGAGCAGCGCGGCAACAACTTCGAGCAGGCCGGCGGGGTGTTGCTTGGACCGTCCGGTGGGGCGGTGGCTGGCTTGGCAGGCGATCTATTGCTGACCAACGCTTGGGAGGCGGCCAAGGGGAAGGACACGCACGCCGGGGCCGAGGCCTTGCGCTGGGCGAACTCCCAGACGCCTTATGTCGGGCTGTGGCAGGTCAAGGGCGCATGGGATCATTGGTTCATGCACAACGCGCAGGAAGCGGTGAATCCTGGCTATCTGGCGCGCATGCGGTCGCGGGCAATGAAAGACTGGAATCAGGATTACTACTGGGCGCCGGGCGAGGCGATGCCAGATCGTGCGCCGGATCTATCGGCTATGGCCGGAAAATGACAAGGCCGACAAGAAGCCGGCCTCGGGCTATTCCTGCGCGCCACCACGGCCCTAATAACCCGGCTCAGGTGATGAAGTTTTGCTTCATACTCGCGCCATTATTGTAGGTGAATTATGAGACAAGACCAATACGAAAAGCTGCAGGCGCTGTCCGAAAAGCTGACGGACGTATTTCTCTCCGAGGCCGACCCGGACAACTGGCCAGGCTCTGGATGGAACCCGGCGAAACTGACCAAGGAACAGCGCGGCGACCGCTACTGGTCGAAGAAGAACGCCGTCGCTACGCTGTCGATCATCACCAAGGTGGCGCAGCTGACGACCGTGATTCAGTTGAACGGCGGCGGCGAAGTGACGCCAGAAGATCAGGACGATGGCGGCCTAGATGCCGAGATCAACGCTGCCGAGAAAGAGGCCGCAAAACTGCTGAACCAGATCAACAGCCAGGCCAAGAAGGCGGAATTCGATAAGCGCGTCCATGGCAAAAAATGAGGTCAGCTTTGTGGCCTTCTTCCTCATGTGGGCAAAGCTCATGGGGTGGAAGGTTCCGCTGCTACACATCCGAATCTGCAACTGGCTGGAGACCTGTTCCGATCCCGTGCGCGTTCTGATGGTCTTTCGCGGGGCCTCGAAATCGACTACCTATGCGGTGTACAAAGCCTGGAAGTTGTATCGCAACCGCAACAGTCGATCTCTGATCTGGGCGGCCGATGGCGACCTTGCCAAGAAGCTGACCCGCGATACATTGAATGTGCTGCGCCGGCATCCGCTGTGCGCTGGCATGTTGCCGCCAAAACCGGGCGCCCAGACATTCTGGGTGAATGGTTCGGCCGATGCGCGGAATGCCAGCATGAACGCGGTCGGCGTCAATCAAAACGCCACCGGAAGCCGGGCCGACGATATCGACTATGACGACGTGGAAGTTCCGAAGAACATCAAGACCGCCGAGGCGCGCAGCAATCTTCGGATGAAAATCGAGGAATCGACATTCATTGCAGTTCCTGGCGCCCAAGAGACCTACATCGGTACACCGCACACGCACGACTCGATCTATCCGGAACTCGTCTCAAGCGGCGCGGCCCTGCTGAAAATACCGCTGTTCGAAAACTCGGTGCGCTACGAGAAGACCGACACGGCGCTGCGCTACAAGGTGCCGTTCACCCCGGGCGACGATGGCCTGTATGTGTTCGCCGGGATTCACAAGTTTGCCCGGCTCCTGAAGGAAGGCGAGGACTACCGCATCGATGGCGACGAGGTTGTGTTCGCCAAGCCTCCCTGCGTGGTGCTCGACCTCTACGCGTATTGCGCCTGGCCAGAGCGCTTCACCCGCGAGGACATCATCAAGCGCCGCCGCAAGACCAGGACGCTGAACTACTGGGACAGCCAATACATGCTCGAAGCCAAGCCGATCACCGAGACGCGCCTCGACCCGGCGCGCATCATCCCCTACTCCGTCGAGCCGGTCATCCGCTACGCCAACAAGACGGCCAGCATGTACCTCGGAAGCGTCAAGATCGCCGGCATGACTGCGCGCTGGGATCCATCCTCCGGGAAACTCGACAGCGACGTGTCGGCCTTTGCGATTGATCTGCAGGATGAACATGGCCGGCACTATCTGCACCGTACCCAGCAACTGGTTGGCGACGTGGCCGAGTTCGCCGAGGACGGCAAGCGCATCATCGGTGGCCAGGTGTGGCAGATTTGCGATCTGGTCGAGCAGTTCAACATTCCCCGGGTGGTCATTGAAACCAACGGCATCGGCGGCTTTGCACCGGCCGTTCTGAAGGCCGCACTGAAGCAACGCCGGTTGATCTGCGGGGTGACCGAAGAGACGGCCGTCGCCAACAAGAACAAGCGCATTCTGGAAGCCTACGAGGGGCCTATGTCCTCGGGCATGCTGTGGGCGCATACCTCTGTCCTCGACGGCGAGTTCTGGGATCAGATGAAGGATTTCAACCCGGAAACCAAGAACCAGGCAGACGACTACATCGACGCCGGGGCCGGGGCGATTTCCGACGCGCCGCAGCGTATCAATGTCGTTCAGCGCGACAGCGATCCGACGCCGAAGAATCACCACTGGCGGACCAATTCAGGCGTGCACGAGGTCGTCTTCGAGAGGTAGTCGGGAAACCGTTTGGCGGTCGGAATGACACTTGCCGGCAATCTGATATCGAGGTTGCCCCATGCCCGTCCCCGCCCAAGCCACGCTATTCAACGAGTCGGACGCCAACGGCGTGACGACCTCCTTCCCATACCAGTTCATGATTGCATCGGCCGACGATCTGGCCGTCGAACTAGATGGCGTTGCCACGACGACCGGTTTTACAGTAACCGGCGTCGGAGACGCAAACGGCGGTGATATCGTCTTTTCGGTTCCCCCAGCCAACGGCGTCAAGGTGCTGCGCTATCTAAACTCAAAGCTGAACAGAACCGAGGATTACCAACAGTTCGGCGATTTCAACGCCGAAACGGTCGACAGAGAATTTGATCGGCTATGGCTGGCCATGCAGTCCCTTGCGTTGAAGCTCGGGCTATGCGTCCGGGCGCCGATTTCGTCGGCTTCTGGCGTGCTTCCTGCGCCTGCTGCGAACAACGTTATCGGCTGGAATGAGGACGGAACAGGATTTAAGAATTTCCCTCCGGTGGACAATGAGCTTCTTTCTGTAGCTCTCGCTTCTGAAGACGGAGCAAGCTTTATCGGTATATCGGCACCTGATGGAAGCCAAAAACTGGTGTCTGACATCGCCGTAAATAATGATGCAGGCAAGGGCGCTGCACTGGTCGGTTTTTACGACAGCATCGCACCGGCATACCTTAAGACGATATCAGACATTGCAAATGGTCTTCCGGTTAGCTTCTTTCGGTTTATTCCGAAGAGCAAGATTTCCGGCATCCGCGCCCGAACGAACTCTGACGACTTGTCCGCCAATTTCGCCGACGCTCTTGCGTCAGGGTGCGCAGAGATAAATTTCGAGCCTGGTCTGTATAACGTTAGCTCGGCAAT